CCGTCTACGATGGCGTGAGCCAGGTCCAGATAGCCAGCGATACGCATAGCTTGCTGAGTCAGCTCAGCTAGTTCGGCATTAGTCGACATAGGTATCACTCACGCTTCCGATAGATACTAGCTCACCATCGACATAGAGTTCGTGGTGCTTCGGCTTTGCCATTTCTGGCGTTACGCCAGCGGGCAGGGCAACGCCATGCTCAGTGAACCTGTGCCACAAGGTATACCTTGGGCTAATGGTTGTCCAGCACTCCGGACACGCAGTTGCTACAACTGCTTCACGAGCTTCGGCCCAATTCTTGAACCTGCTCATTTCAATGCTCCCTTCTCGAGCGATATGTCGATGTAATGCGTTTTTCTCGCCTTGTCACCGACAATAACTAAGGCGAATGGTGGCAGGTAGTTCCGCCCGCGGGAAGTGCCACTGCTCCTGCTCCGAGGGCAAGCCCCACGCACCATGCCCACGCCTAAGGCGGTGGCTATGTGCTAGGGCTATTGCGACAAGGTTATTTTGCCCTTGCCAATAGGTAAGGATAATGGTGGCAGTTCAGGGGGCAGGGGCAGGGGCAGAGACTTTCCAGTCGTTTCCTTTCTATGCGAAGGAAAAAGCCCCCGCCGAAGCGGGGGCTCTCTCGTGGTGCTAGAGTTCGAATGGGTTATCGAACATTCCGGAGTAGTCGGATGGTTCATACACCGCAGGGCCAACGCCCAGCGCGTATGGGTTGGAGCGCATCTCGTCGAGCTCCGCCTCAAGCTTCGTGATCTCGAGGTCAATCTGCTCGAGCTCGCGGCCAACCTGCTCAATCTGGAAGTCGAGGCGTGCCCACTCCCAGATCTTTAGCTCTGCCTGAGCAAAGCTAACGTGTAGTGCCTTCATCACATCTACAGGGTCACCGTAGAAGTGCAAGTGGTCGCAGCGAACTGGACCGTGGTACTTGTTCATCATTTCAGTATCTTTCTATTAGTAAGGTGGTGCACCCGCCCCCCATTGCTGGGGGGCAGGTGGGTTAGGATGCCTAAGCTGCGAACAGCTCGAGTGCGTCCTTGTAGGAGCGGTTGAAGAGGGACTTGCCAAGCTCGTCCTCAAGCTCAGCAAGCGAGTAGCCCTCGTTGAGGCAGTGGACAAAGGCGATAGCCTTAGCCTCTGCTGCGCCGAGCTCGGACTTGCTGAGGTACTCCTGGAGCATCTCAGCGCGGTCAACCTTGAGTTCGTCAAGCTCGTACTTGTGGAAGTACTCGGACTCAGGGCCGTTGACAAGCAAGTCGCCAACCTGGATTGCGTCGTAGACGAGCGACTCAGAGAACACACCCTCTGGGGTTAGACCCTCGAGGACGCGGTTGAACTGCTTGAAGCCCTCGCGGTAGACCTTGCCTACCTCGCGGTAGACAGAGCCTGCGCTAGGCAGCAGGTCAGCTGCGTGGTTGCGGTAGAACTCGGAGCGTAGGATGGTCTCACGAAGCTCGAGACCAGTACGTGCGTGGCGGACAGGAGCTGCCATCGTCTGACGACGAAGGGCTCCGCGCTTGCCCCGCTTCTCGTCAAAGACGTAGCGGGTGAACTGGTCGAACCGAGCAACACGAGACAGCTCAGCACCACTGCGGTAGTCACGCATGGTAGCGCGTGCTGCCTTGATGGTAGCTGCGTCCCAGTCTAGGTCGAGGTCAGCTACGACCGAGTCGACTAGCAGGTTGACGTAGGCACGCCATAGTGCTAGCGAGACGATGTCCTCTGGCGAGTAGCCCAGAAGACCTAGGTCGTTCTTGCCCTGACGCTGCTTGGCAACCTCACGACGAACGATGCGCTCGAGGAGGTCCTCGTTGGCAGGCTCGTTGAATACCGAGCTTACGTACTCACGGTACTCGTCAGCAAGCTCGGGGAAGCCACCCTTGCGGGCAGCAGCCTCGGTCTTGAGGTAGCCGATGTCGTGCTTGGTGCGCACCCAAGCCCCGAAGGACATAGGTGGGTTCCAAGTGCGGCGGGCGTTAGGGAGCTGCTTGCTCTCCCACTCCTCGCACACAGCGCAGACCATCTCGAGCTCGTCGAACTCAGGGGTCTGGCAGATGTGCTGGATAGCGAGAGGCTTGACAGCCTCGGCCTTAGCAGCAGACCGCTCACCCTTAAGGGTCTTCGGCTGCTTGCTCGACTTAGTAGAGACCTTGGCAGCCTGAGCTGCGAAGATCTCCGCAATAGACAATGAAGTCATTGCTTTTACCTTTCTATTAGTGAGTGCTAACTAGCTACAGTTGAAGCCCTAGTAGCTTGTCCTCGTAAGGCATAGTCACCTTGACGACCGGAGTTTCCTAGACCCCATACCTGGATGGCATGACGAATGTCGTCAACATGAGCACGGTGGTCATACTTAGTTTGCGTACACCTGGGCATACGTGTGCCTATGTATGCGTGCTCTCCCAGAGGGCATGGGGCCGTTCTGGGACCCTACCAGACTGGCTTTTACACAGGGTTTTGTCAAAAAAAATTGACCCCTACCCCAAAACCCCCACGGGATAAGGGTTCGCTTGATGTTGAACCCCCAATCACTGAGTCACTGTGTAAACGATTCACTCGCTAGAGCCAGTACCATTTTGACTTGCGTATCATCTCATGCCCCCTGTCCAAAATTTTTTTTCGTGATGCTTATATGCGTATCATTTCCGTTATACTTTTGACATGCCAAATTACGAGACGCACCCGCTACGGATCCTCCGCCGTATGCACGGGTTGGAGATGGTGGAGCTTGCCCGCCTAGCAGGAGTATCGCGAGCGACGATTTCCCAGATCGAGGAAGGTCGCACGAAGAAACCGAACAAGAAGGTAGTCCAGGTACTTGCCAGGATGTCCGGCTACAGCCCAGAGGAGCTGAACAAAAAGGTAGACGATTGGAAAGAGGCGCTGCCGACTACGCTGCCGCCGAGATGGAAGGCTTTGATTTCACTTCCAGCCGACTCGCTCCATGACCTGTACCCATCGTTCCAGGACTGGCGAATCGAGCTGTCCGAGAACCCGACGCACTTTGCCTCAGTGCTCCGTATCAACCGCCTGACCGTCGCAAAGTACGAGCGAAACCAGTTCGTCGGCGGCATGCCAGACACCCTGGCACACGCCCTGTCGTCCCAGCTAGGACTAAGCGAAGAATACCTATCTGCACTAGAAAGCTTGCCACCATGTCCGACGAACAAGAACTAGATACAATAATTCCGTCAGGAGTTGCCATATATGGGAAGACTAACGCGAAGAAGGGCCGCAAGGCTCCGGAGCAACTCCTATTTGAACGAGCAATTAACGCTGCATGGCTGGCTCATTCACGAGGTTTTCCGATTGAACCGAGGACGATCTATGAGCAGGACAGGTCTTTATCTATCCCTGTTCTCACTGGACTTCTTGCCACTCCCAAATTCAAAACCGCCCTCGAAGCCAGGGGAATCCCCGCCGAAGTCCCAGTAGGCATCACAGCAGAGCAGGCGTACGCCCTGACGGTCATGACCGACCAGTCGATGTCACTAGATCCGTTCCAGCGCCTGAAGAAGCTTGGCATCAGCTGGGCACAGTGGCAGGGCTGGCTAAAACAGCCTATGTTCGCCCGTATTTACGGCAAAACTAGCGAGGATCTACTGAAGTCGAGCGTGCCTGCTGCACTGACGGCGCTCGCTAACAGGGCGCAAGCTGGTAATAACGATGCCATTAAATACTTGCTGGCAATAACTGGTTACTACGACCCGTCCGCAAAGGGCCAGACCGCAGAGTATGAACGGGTCATCTCTGCTATGATAGATGCTGTAGAAAAGCATGTAGAAGACCCTGAGGCCTTGAAGAAAATCTCAGCCGCGGTGTCAGAAGCAGCTAATAGATGGAACGTGCCGCTCGCCGTAGAGGCCGAAATAGTTGAGGATTAACATGAAGCCAAGCGGATCAAGCTCAAGCGGCCCAGAGACTAAGAAGTACCTATCCCAGCCACGTGAGCGTCAGGCCACAATCGCTGAGAAAAAGGAAGCGCGAAAGACCCTTCAGGAGCGAGAGGCTACTAGAAGCACTAAGCCAGACTACATGCAGAAGACGGCTAAGATGACCGCCCTAAAGCGCGAACTTGCCTCCCGCAAAGCCCAGGCAAACAAGGCTGAGGCACGTAAGCCAGGAGAGAGCGCAGCAGCTCACAAGAAGCGTGTAGCGGAATCTCGCTACGGAAACCCTAACGAGTAGGAAAATATGCCAAACGTAAACGGACAAGACTTCCCTTACACCAAGGAAGGTATGGCTGCTGCAGCTAAGGCTAAGAAGTCTTCTGGCTCCATGAGCAATGAGCAGATGGCCAAGAAGAGCGGCATGAATGACGTAGCCCAGAAGAGACAGGCTGCTGTCTCCAAGGTTGACGCCATGAAGTCTGCACTAAAACGAGCCGCTAGCGCGGCTAAAAAGACCCCTGCGGGGTCAGTAGCTGCTGGACTAGAGTACAAGCTTCCTGCACGCATCGGAGACACCGGAACCAAGTCGAACATGCCAGCAACTAAGAGCGAACCGCTCAAGAAGAAGAACCTAGCCCAGTAAGAGGTAGCTAATGCCAAGCACAGGTGATGCGCCACTAAACCTGCTCAAGCCTGAGCAAGGTGAGGTAGTTAACCTATCGGTTATCAACTTTAACTACGACACAATCAACGATTATGCCGTAGATAATGACGCACGCGTGCTTCTAGTCGAGGAACTTAACGCTGCACAGACCGTTCGCCTAAACGGCATCGACACTCTGAACACCACCCAGAACTCTCGTCTTACCGCTATCGAGACTCTGAACACCACTCAGACTTCTCGTCTTGATGGCATTGACACTCTCAACACCACCCAGAACGGTCGCCTGACAGCCCTAGAAGCTGCTGACGTGGCTCTGGACACTCGTCTGGATGTCATTGAGGCATTTAACGCTGGTACTCGTCTGACGGCTATCGAGACCCTAAACACCACCCAGACTTCCCGTTTGGATGGAATCGACACCCTCAATACCACTCAGAACTCACGTCTAACGGCCATTGAGACCTTGAACACCACTCAGACTTCCCGTCTAGATGGTATCGACACCCTTAATACCACTCAGAACACTCGTCTTACTGCTGCTGAGGAAAGCATCGCAGACCTCGAGGCTGTGGACATTATCCACGGCAATCGCCTAGATTCCCTAGAGGCTTACGATCTCACGGTCGAGACTAGACTAGACGCACTTGAGTCGGTTGACACAAACTACGACACCAGGCTAGACAACCTAGAGGCTGCAGATGTGGCGCTAGACGGTCGTCTGGACACCATCGAAGCGCTAAACGCTGGCACTCGCCTAACGGCTATTGAGACCCTGAACACCACTCAGACTTCTCGTCTAGATGGTATCGACACCCTTAACACCACTCAGAACTCTCGCCTAACTGCAATCGAGACCCTGAACACCACTCAGACCTCCCGATTGGACGGCATTGACACACTTAACACCACTCAGAACACTCGTCTTACTGCGCTAGAGACTTCGATCGACGGTGGAACCCCGTAATGGCCGAGGAGCAGCCACATGTGCGGATTACGCTGCAGACTATCTACGACAAGCAGCTAGACAACGAGCGTTTACTGGTACGCACCCTGGAGAGGCTGGATGGCCTTGCCGATGTACCGGACAGGTTGAGGGCGGTGGAGACGGCTCAGGCAGAGTCGGCTTGGGTCCCAAAAGTAGTACTAGCCAGCTTAGTAGCTGGCATCTCAGGCTTGGCAACGGCATTATTTACGGCGATTAGAGGTTAATGATGGCAACTTTCATGCTCCCATTCTCCGACAAGGTGCTCACTGGGCACTTTGGCAAGATCCGCACAATCAAGGGCAAAAAGACTCAACCACACCGTGGTACTGACTGGGCTCCAAAGCGCGGAACTCCAATTCCTGCTGTTTCCAGTGGGACTGTGATGCTGGTTCAGTACAGCAAAGTTCTTGGCTGGGTTCTCGTTCAGTCCGTCGTCGGCTTCGACAAGAAGGTGATGTACGTCGGCTACTGCCACATGGACACCAAGCCAACCCTAAAAGTGGGCGAAAAGCTCAAAATGGGTCAGGTTATTGGCAAAGTAGGCAATGAAGGCTTCTCTAGCGGGGCTCATTTACATGCCACCCTCTCAGACGCCGTCAAAGGCGTTTTCGCGGGTAATGTATACGATCTGTACAAATACCTATCGGAACAAATCGAAAAGGCTTCTACGGGCAACGTAGAGGGTCAAAAATCTCCAAAGGCGACAAAAAAAGAGGCAAAACCAGCAATTTGTCCAACATGTGGCCAGGAGGTCAAAAAATGAACGTAAAGCGTATTAGCAAGCGAGCAGTTGCATACATCATCCTAAAAGTCTCTGGCACTTTGGGTGGTGGATTCGTATTTGGCGTGGAGGTTTGGCAGGCAGCAGCCATGGCAGCTTTCATTGGCTTGATGGAAATTAGCGAGGAGCTATCTCGTGCCTATGTCGTCGATGGCGACATTAGCGCAGAAGACGAGAACGAGATCTTCGGTGGACTTGCAAACGACGAAGACCCAGACGCAGTAGACGAGGACTAATGGCTAGCGAAGCTTGGCAGCGCAAAGAAGGTAAGAATCCTAAGGGCGGTCTAAACGAGAAGGGTCGCAAGTCCTACGAGGCTGCGAACCCTGGCTCCGATCTGAAGGCTCCGGTAAAGTCCGGTAACAACCCTCGTCGCGCTTCGTTCCTAGCTCGCATGGGTAACATGCCAGGACCAGAGCGCAAGCCTAACGGTGAGCCAACTCGTCTTCTATTGTCACTCCAGGCCTGGGGCGCATCTTCTAAGGCTGACGCCAAGAAGAAGGCTCTAGCCATGAAAGCCAGCAAGCTTAAGGGTTAATTCCCTGCAGATACTGAATCAGCTCTCCTAGCGATTCTCCTGGGGTGTTCACTGGCTTGTTAGCGTCTGCTTCACGCTTTCTCAATACCTTTAGAGAAGTCCTCAACTCAGAACGTGCAGCCTTCTGGTTGTCTGGGGTTAGGTACTTTGCAGCCCTTGCTCCAGTAGACCAGTTGAACCAAGTCCTTAGCAGTTCCTGGCTACGCTCGTCGCTAGTCATGGTTGTCCACTTGCCCTTTTCAACAACGCCAGGGAAGTAGTAGGCAGCCAGAGCGTACTGAGCGTTTAGACCAAATGCACCCGCAACGTCTTCAACGATCTTTGGAATGTCCTCATTGGTCAATCCTCCGCGCATTAGGTCAACACCATTAGAAGTACGTCCCTGTCCCCAGTTGATGAGAAAGTTACCCAGTAGAGGAGTGGCAGAGTAGAAGACCTGACCAGCGGTTCCAACTGTCATGTTAAAAGCATTAGCAGCTGGGCTCTCGTTCTTGTTCCATTCAATAGCGGCTAGCCAGCTGTCGGTTCCGAACAAGTCCCACATCGGGTTCGCAATGGAGAATGAGTACTGAGAGTCAGGGGTGAGTAGAGCAAGAGTGTTCTGCTGATAGCTACGCACAGGCTTGTCTTCTGGGTCGTGGCTACCAAAGTACTCTGGCTCAGATCCCATGCCAGCCTGAAGGTTATAGTAAGCCTTCTCGTAAGAAAGTAGACGACCTGGTCTGTCCAGCAGGTCCATCATCAAAGCGCCAAGGGTCTTTGCTCTCCAGGTGAAGAACAAGATAGCCTGACGGCTTACGATGCGGTTGAACTTGCTGACATCCTGTGGCTGTGGGTGATAGCGGTCAACAGTCTTTAGAGCCTGACGAGCGCCCTCTTCAAGGCTGGTCCAGTTACCCTTCTTCATGATGTCTAGCCATAGAGCCATACGGCCCCAGTTGTCACGAGTGGAGGCTAGTTTTCCAGCGAAGTCGGTTACGATTTGGTAAGCCTCTTTGACTCCTCTGGAGTTAATCATGCTTCGTAGGTTGTTAGCATCGCTGAACTCGGTTAGAAGGTCTAGCATCATGGACTGCTGGAAGCCAACCATTCCGCCAATGTCCTTGTACAGCTTGGCTAGGTCGGCTTTCTGGATGTTAGTCAGCTTGCCGTTCAGGACGATAGGAGCAGTTGTTCCCATCTTCGTAGGGTCAGATTCTGGTCGAATGGTGAACCCAGCAGCCTTCTGCTCAGCAATGTAACGCTCTTGCCAGTAGAACATCGACTTTCTATCGACACCTAGGTCTGCCTCTTTTACTGCCATACTGAGCATCATTTCAGCCGAGTCGACGTAGTTTAGAGGGTTCCTCATGCCAGCAACATCGTTGATAAAGAACATACCCATAGCGTTCATGACGTGGTTACCAGGGCGCAGGGTGGTCATGTTCTGCTTCGCAAAGTCCTGAATCTTGGTAAACCTCTGCATGAAGTTTGCGAATCCAGCACCGACTCCCTTGTATGCCTGGCTGACAAAGTTGGAGAATGTCTTGATTTCCGAAATCATGTCTGCTGGATACAGGAAGTTGTCGGTGTCCATGAAGTACATAACTTCATTTCCAGAGTCAACCTTAAGCTCCTTTGGCCCTGTAATCTTTACGAAGCCCTGAGCCTTTGCGGCCTCTAGGCTCGAGAAGTCCGAGATACTGCGAGCGCCGCTCATACGAGTAACTTCAGTACCTAGAACGCGTAGGCGCTCTGCTTCGGCAAAAGCGAAGTGCAGGTGGTTAATCGCCTCGAATGGCTTCGAGAAGTCCATGTCCTTCCATGCGTCGGCTAGACCATCAGGGCTGAGGCTTGGGCTGAAACCAACCTCTCCTCTTGCGCCAATCTTCGCTAGAAGACCGTTGTACAACTCAACTGGAGCTCTCTGGTAGTTAAGAGCACCATTCTTACCAAACAGCGTAAAGAGCTGAGCAGCGACGTCGGCAAGAGCCTGTAGCCCCAACTCGTCTAGATCCTGGAACGGATTTCTCACTCCGCCCTTGGTCGGAATAGCAATAGCACGGATGGCCTCTAGGCTATCTGCGACAGTGGCAGCAGTACCAATATCAAGTGCGCCCTGACGGCTTGAGTGGAAGCCCTTGCGAGCAGTATCCAAGTCTTCTAGGAACTTTGGAAGCATCTCGTCAGGAAGGTCCATCAAACGCTCGACGGCTAGCTTAGGGTGGTCTACGCCAGTGTCGTTCGTGACCTTTGCCCAGTAGCGGCTTAGCCCTACGTTTGAACGCATGAACATAGACTCTAGCTCGATAGTGTTACGAGATACGCCACCGTAGATGTCACGAAGCCGTTCCATACCGTAGTTGTAGCTAAAGGTCCTCAATACGCGGTCAGCAGTGCGAAGGAACCAGTTGATCTTTGTAGAGTCAGTGATAACGTCATTTACTAGGTCAACCATGTCTCCGTGCTCTGGGCTTAGCCCTGCTTCACGGATAGCAACTTCTTTCTGCGCCAAGGTGTCTAGCTGGATGCCTCCTCGAGCGTTGATCTGCTTCATCATTAGCTCTTTTTGCAACTGCTCAATCTGCTTTGGCTTCTTGCTGCCTGCCATAGCTGCCCTGATGCCCTGCATCTCAGGAGTGTCGATAACTTCTTTGAGTGCAGCCTGCTCAGCGGCTTGAAGCATATCTTCACGGCTTAGCTTGCTAGCGAGGAGCACCATGGCGTCACGAGCGGCCATGAATGTACCGAAGTCCCGGCCGAAGTTGTCCAGCTTCATTTCGTCGTTTAGTAGCTTCATTGCGTCTAGAGTGGCTGCAATCTTGTCACCACTGGAGGCGATGTCGCTATTTACGGCACGAATCCAACCGTCACGAATAGCTCCGATGACTTCACCAGTTGCCCTGTTGCCTGCGACAACTGTGGCGTAAATAGCGTTCTGGCGGTGCTTTTCAAGCAGGCGGAACGCTGGGGCTTCTAGCGAGCCATCGGAGGCTTCTGATAGCCAGTACTCGATGTACTGACGAATACGCAAGGAGTTCTCCTCAGGGTTCAGGCTGAACCAAGAGTCACCCTTACCGTACTTAGCAGTCGAAGACTTGATCGCTTCGGTAACCATGTTGTTGTACATGTGCAGGTAAACAGCTCGGTACTGCTCCTCGGTAAAGAATTCACCAGGCTTCAGGTTGTCCATGTGAGCAACTAGAACACGAGCACCTTCCATCATCGAGGTGTAAGGCATCGAGTCTACACGCTCAACGAATAGGACGTCGCGAGCCATCTCGGTAGGCATGGCTTCTAGAACGTCAGCATCTGAAAGGAAGATCGGCTTAAAGGCTACTTGATCAAGACCCTTGATAGGCTCGCTAAATACAGCAAGTTCTTTTGGAGCACGGCTAAGCATCGGTGTGCTAGCTGGGACTACACCTCTAAGCATGTAGTACATGTCACGCAAACGAAGAGCCCTGGTTGTCAACTGCATGGTAACCAAGTCTTGCTTTGCCATGTCCTCAGGGTGTCTAGCCCTTGCAATCTGGCGAGCCTCAGTAACGATCGGAGCAAACTCTGTGTACTGAGTAAGGATTTCGCGGCTACGCTTGATTCCGATTTCGCCCTTGCTAGCAGCCTTAAACGGAACGATGTCAGTTGTCGTTCCAAGAAGCTTGTTCGGAACTTTTCTAATCGGATCTTGGGTCAAGCGGAAGAATAGGTTTACGCTCTCGCCTAGAGACATAAAGGTAGCGTCGACCAGCGATGGGGTATCTGCTTCCATGACCGATACAAGGTCCATCATCTGAGCCTGGAGACCCTCAACGATGTTTGCTCGCTCAGCTTCTGGGATGTTGTCGTAAGCTGCCTGGAGTTCCTCAGCGGTCTCTCTGCTGAGTCCCGCCTCAAGGTAGGCATTTTGCATGCGGATGCGCTCAAGCTCAGCCTGCTCGATAAGGTCACCGGAACGCTCAATGTATGCCATCAAGGTACGGCGCTTGGGGATGCGACCAGTCTGAATGGCTCGAACCGCACCTTCGATTCCGTAGGATGCCAAAACGTTAGCGACAAGTTCGTCTGAAACTTCTGGAGTACGAGCCTTCCAAGCGTCGATAAGTTCTGGTCCGGTTCTAAACAAGCTCTTGCTGCCCTCAGAACCTAGCTTCGTAAATACGTCGATAAGCTGCTTCCAGCGTCTAGCGTCGGCGTCTGTCTCTACATTCATTGTGCGGATAAGCTCAATGATGCTGTGAGGGTTCTCTCGAACGGCCTTTAGGTCGTTTAGGTCAATATCTAGGTCGATGTTAGCTGGTCTTCTGTAGCCATCCTTGACCAGCTTAGCCTGAACCTTTGCCAGGATCTTATCTAGCTGTCCACGCTCCCTACGTAGCCCCTCTACATCTCCCTTGCGGGTCTTTCTCTTCAAGGCAGCGTCAGCTCGCTTTGTGAGTACGTCGTAGATACTGGTCTGCTTGGCAAGCAAAAGCTCTGCCTGGGCGATTGCGTAACCCTTAACGTCTCCAGCCTTTTCAAACAGGCCTAGTAGTGCCTGTGCGCCTGCGGACTCTGGCCACACTTCATCTAGGAGTTTCTCAGCACGCATCCTGCGCACTTTGGCAATTGCAGCCTTTTGGGCCAGCGGAAGCACTGCATCGCGTCCAGCCTTCACCTTTCCGCCTACTGGGATTCCGTATCTCTCAATGTGCCAGGCAATAGCACCAGTCATCCTGCCATCCGCTGGTCTGGGAGGAAGCCTGTCGTATATAAGCTTAAGAGCGTTCTCTGCCTTTTCAATCATCCTGTCGGCTTTTGCCCTACCGTATTGGCTAATTAACTTACCGTAGTTGGCAGGGTCGCTGTTAAAGAATTTCAAGAACTCAAACGCAGCAGTAATGTCAACCATTGACTCGCCGCTGCGTGCAAATTCTCGCTGCAAATTCTCAAAGAACAAGTTGAACAACTTATCCATTTGTTCTTCTGGAATTACAGGTCCCGCTGACTGCCCAAAGAAGGCTGTCCTTGCACCGCCTAGCTCTTGGTCTGACAACTTCTTTTCGCCAGTCTTAGCGTCGTTGATCTTTGTCTGCAGCCAGCCAGTACTGGCATCTACTGGGAACTCGGCAGTCTCTGCCAGGTTTACGGCGGCACTCTCTTTAGCCTTGACCAGAATTTCGGCTACTGCCTTTTTAAACGCAGCGTACTCTTTGGCGGATGGAGCCTTAGAAGTGCCAGTGTTCTTAGTGGCAATAATGGCTTCGAGAAGAGCTGGAGTCAGACCCTGACCACCCCATTTACTGGAGTAGCTCTTGAAGACCTTTGAACGTTCGGCAACGCTCAGTCTGTCTTTCCACCTAGGTGGCAAGCTGCGAGCGCCGAGGAAAGTCTCGTCGATGTAGTCGGCAAAACGGCCACCGTCTGGGGAGTTCTTCCTACGGCTTGTTGCGTATGCGACTGACATGAAGTCGGTAACACTACCCACTCCGCGAGTTCTAAACACTTCTGAGAACCCTGGGAAGCCCTGGTTCTCGAGGCTGTCTCTGACTATAGCTATTTGGGTTTGAACATCACGTAGCAGCTCCATGATGAGCTTAGGCTGGCTTGCAGGAATCTTGAGGAAGCGGCCATTCTTGACTATTAGCTTCTTTATCTCAGTAAGTGCTCTTGAGCCTTCACTGGTGTTTACGATTCCCTCTATAGCCCTGTAAGCGGCCTCAAGGTTAAGGTTACCGCTCTCATCGACAGTAAGATTGTCTCTTTGAAATGCGCCTCGCATCTTGCCAATTTCATCCGCGGCTTGCGTTGCGGCAAAACGGTTAAGACCCTTCTTTGTGATTTCTTCTGCGACTCTAAAGTCGGTGGTTCCAATCCTCCGCAAAGTAGAAGACGGTCCTTGGGTGGGGATGCCGAATCGAGGGGAGGAAAGAAACACACTTGCGTTCATGCGCTGCTGTCGAAGTCCTGCTGCCATGTCAAGAAGATCGAGAGCGTCTTGCTCGCTAAGGTTCTTGGCGTTAGGAGCAAACCTGTCAGCCTTCTTGGCTAGAGCGTCAAATTCTTTTTCAGTAAGGCTTAGCTCACGAGGGGCAACCTGCCTCTGCAGATCAAGCAGTCCCAGCTTAGCGTTTTCCACCTTGAGGTTCATGCCATCGAACCGCTTGCGCTCAGCCTGGAGGAGAATGATGTGCGCTAGGTCAACTGCCATTGACTCAATATTTGAGCTAGTGGCAAACCTTCTAACACCTGCTCGCTTGAACAGCTCAGCGATTGCTGGGTCGTAAGCATCCCCACCTACTTGGCTAGCAAGCTTGATTACCTCGCTACGAGTTGGACCTTTTCCAGTGGCGGAGGTGCGGAAGGTCGCTAGAGTGCGAGGCTCTGCTTCTATGGTGAACGGGTTGTACTCGTTACGAGATAGGCTCTCTAGGAACGCTGCCTCTTTGGTCTGCTTAGTTTCTGCACGTAGTGCAGCGTAGCGTAGGCGCTCACCGAAGAGACGATAGTTGCCACCAATCGCTGAGGCAAGATCTGCGCCAGAAATGCTCTCAGCAATGGCTTGAAACCTTGCGTCATCCCATTCTCCCAGAGGGGCAAGTTTCTTGCGAGCGGCAAGAACAGCGTCGTTAATCTCGTTAACAGTTGCTTGGTCAGCTCCCTTTACGGACCTACCCTTAGTGGTCGCTGGGGAAACTCTAGTCAAATCTCCCTTTACTAGGGAAAGAAGCTGACGCATCTCCTTCGAAGTGGAAGGGTCCTGGGCCTTTAGCTTGCGCTGCTCGCCAGCGTCATCAACGGTCTTTGCTCCGCGTCTAGACTCTCGCCATCCGACAGGGGAGAAGATTGACTTAACAGTCTCAAGAACCGTCTCTGGGTCAGCGTTAGCAACGAAGTCGTCCCAAGTCGATGCGATGTCTCCACCAGTGTCCGAAGCACCAAGCATGGAGTCACCAAGCTGCTGCATTGCCCCGGCGTTGTACTTAGGCTCTTCAAACTGCTTAACGAAAGGCTGAGTTTCCTTGAGGCTTCTAGCTACAGCTCGAGCGGCCTCTGCTCTTAGAACTACCTCGACCTTGCTTGGGTCGACTCTCTTGGCGATTTCTGCCAAGCGAGCAACTCTCTCAGGATTCTTTACAACTGCTTCTTTTGCGAAGCCAACTGCTCTTACGATCGCTTCCGCTAGTGCAGCGCTGGTGTCCTCGGGCTTTACGTCTTTCTGCGCTTTAACGGCAGCCGTCTTGCCCTGGTTGTTTACTCTCACCTGTTCGCTAATCTCGTCGATCGAGCGGTACAGAGCTTCTACGTCACCGGGATCTTCTCCCTTAGCAGCGGTTCTCGCGATAGCGTCTGTAAGTAGGTTCTCGCCACTCTTCGTAGCCATTCGCTGCTGACGGCGGATTTTTGCAACGTTAATGGCGTTCTTGTGTGACTCAATGAAGCCTCGACCAGCTTCTTTAGCAATAAATACGAATGGATTGGTGTCGTAGCCAGTGTAGGCAGCGTCGCCCTCTATCTTAGGAATTGTCGGATAAAGAGGCTGAGGGGTAGTGCCTGCAATCGCAAGAGGGTCTCTTAGCGCTTCAGGAAGTGCTCTCTGCTCCGCTCCCAAGGTGGCCTTTCGGACACCAGCAATTGTTCCCTTTACAGCACCACCAACACCAAGTGTCATGTAGCTTAATGGGTCCGTTAGCACGTCCCAGCCGAACGAGTATAGACCAGTCTTGGTGACAGGCATTCCCACACCCTTTTCAATGCCTAGCCATGGGATGCTGAACGCTGGAGCTGGAGTCGTGAATAGTGCTTCTTGGCTGCTAAGTTCCCCCAGAGCTGGGATGTTTTTTACGGCGTTGGCGAAGTCTTCGCTTTGGAATAGCTCGTATCCGCTTTCTACCGGAGTAGGCCCGCCGAAGAACTTATTAAGATCTCTACGGCTACGCGCGGTCGGCTCCATGAAGGAGTACGCAACGCCCTTGGCTAGTCCAGTTAGACCACCCCATGTGGCATTAGCTAGAGCACCACCGATTTTAGGGATTTCATCCGCCCTGATGCCATCTTCGCTCATGTCATAAATGGCGTTAGCGTAGGGGAGGGTTCCTGCTGCCAGGTTTGTTACGCCGCGACCGATAGAGAAAAGCCCGCGCATGAAGCCACCGAAGATGTTCATGGAGCCCTGGACTGCATCCTGGAACATGTCAGAAGGTTCGCTAGCAGGGCTTGCCCCGTAGCTGATGCCAAGTCGATTGGTTGAGCTTGCCTGCGGAGTCGTACGAGTCACCTTTACAGGATTCGACTGCAGGTATGAGATTAGTTTACTAATGTCTTGGGCCACTAGATTATTTTACCTCTTTTTGAGGAAGTTAGCCGCCCAACATCCATTGAGAGAGGCCAGTAGATTGCAAGACAAAGATTTCCTGCTCGGTAAGTCCAGCGTTGTCGCCTTCCTGAACCTTCTTTATTGCGCTTGACTTGAGCGCAGAGTACTCTGGGGCTGTAATACCAAGCTGAACCATTACATCTTGAGCTGCCTGCTCGCTTGGAGTTAGCTGAACTTCCTTAGAGCCAAATAGATCTGGGAATTGAGCTTGGGCTCTCTTCAATGTCTGCTCATTCATTGCTCCAGAAAGGATTTTTCCTAGCGGAGTTAGCTTCTGAGTAGGAGTCTTGCCTTTTTCGGCCATAATCTGTGCGTTAACCTGGCCCACTTGTGCGTCAAGCAGTGCCTTCATGTTCATAAGGGTCTGGTTTCTGGTATTTCCAGTGGCCGTAACCATGCGGTTTGTACGTTCCTGAGCAGATCCCTGCTGGCTACGTAGCAAATTCTCGAAACTTGTAGCTCCAGCAGCCACATTTCCCATGCCTGTGTTCAAGGCCTCGTCGGAAGCGTAGTTAGTCTGGATAGATTCTGGTGCAAGTCCCAGTTCAGCGGCGACTTTCTGCCTGTTCGCTTGCTGGCGGGCCTGTTCTGCGGCTAGTGCAGCCTGTCTAGCGGTGGCTTGAGCCTGGCTGTCACTGATTGCAGTTCCATAAGAGGACTGTAGCTCCGCTCCCATCTCCTGGATGTCCTGAGATAGCACACCGTAGAGGTTCTGAGCATCGGCACGGTTGGTCTTGTAGTTCCTTTGAGCGGCTAGGCGCTGTGCTTCAAGCTGTCGAATTGCAGCCTGGTTTGGACCACCAGAAGTTTCGTACATAAGATTCTGCAGGGTCGCTAGTGCGCTTGCCTGGTCAGTTGCCATTCTCTGCTGAAGGTTGCGAGAACCTACAGTCTGCATGCGGGTAGGCTGCGTAGTCCGGACAAAGTCGTTTACGACGGCATTAAGAGCTTCTCCAGCAGGGGTGACAGCTGCGCTAGTCCCACCTACGCCGTAGTTAAATGGGTTGGTTTGCTTTACTCGGCCAGCTCCAGTTACATCGGTAATATCCACGATTAGCCTCCCTGAGCGGCGGCGAATCTACGGGCTAGGTAGTCTGCCATGATTTTTTCTTTGGTGGTCTTCAGGGCTGCTTCATCAGCAATTCCCTGGTTGGTCAGTTGTTGCAAGAAGTCACTTACCGCCTGTCGCGCCTGCTCATCTGTGCGAGTCTTATCAGCCATAGCCTCTGATTCCGCACCCATAAAACCACCGCTGCGAGACATGCCACGAGCTGCGTAGTCATTAGCGATATCTTTATAGTTAGAGATAGCTGCTCTGTCGATCTCCCCTAGAGCGTCTTTTAGCTGGCGGTCTGCCTGCTGGCGCTGAAATTCCCTTAGTGCTTTGCCCGCATCGTAAACGCCTTGAGCTTCCTGGATGTCCAGAGTTTCTTGAATGCCGAGCTGGCTTTCGATACTAGATGGCTTAGTAGCAGCAGGAGACCCAGGCTTAGTAGCAGGCTTAGTAGTAGCAGGCTTAGTAGCAGGCTTAGTAGCAGGCTTAGTAGCAGCAGGCTTAGTGACCTTAAAAGCCGTTTGACCCGATGCTGAACCCCTAGCTGCTTTAGCTGCATCTGCGGCCGTCCCTCCAGCAGATCTAGCTGCTGACGCAGCACGTGCCGCTCTATCTGCTAGACCCATTACTTTTTACCTATCTGACTCTGAGGCTTGGCAAAGCGGCGAGCGCCGTTTCTGCCCTGTACCCATTTTAGCAGAGCTGCGTTCTTTGCACGCTGTTGCGTAGCTCTTTCTTCGTAACCTGCTTTGTCTAACTTCATTCCGGTATTAGGTCCTACGATACCTATGCCGTAACGCTTTGCACCAGCAGCGTATTTGTTAAATCCTGCTCCACCAACGTTGTTCATTATGCTGTCCTCGACATTGCTATTCTGCGACCATTTACTAGGTAAAGTACGATGCCATCAAGACGGCTAGGGGCAGTTGCCGTAGTTCCGTTATTGTCGAACTTGATGGTGAAATATGCACGCTTGAACGTCTGCTTGCCGCTTACCTTCACAACCTGTGGATTAGGGTTAGACGTTGGAAGACCACCTACGATGGCAGGTACGGCAGCTCCGAAGGGTAGCCAAGCAATCTCATTTTCCTGAGCTTCCTGCCAGGTGTAGTTATCCAGATCGTTCCAGGTCATCTGTGGGTTGTTGATGACGTCGATCGGGCTAATGGAGGCCTCGACCCAGTTAACAGCGACAACCAGAAGCTCCCAGCCGAACATCCTCTTGAACAGCGATGGCTGACCAATATCGTAAGTCCTAGTAGTAATCGAGCACTTAATCGGTTCTACAGATGTGGAAGTGAACTCAAGAGCTAGCTTCAGCAGCCCCTGCGTTGCGTGGTTTTTGCCAGGAACGCCATAAGCGGTAGGTACGGCAGCAGAATCAAGGAAGGTTCCGCGAGGGGCTTCAATGAAATGAGCAGCTTCGGTTACGGACTCCCATTCGACCCATAGGTCTGTCTCGGTGTCATAGCAGTACATGTAACCGTGATGCCAGACTAGCAAGTACTGTCCGACCTTAGATACACCCTGCTTGATTCCGGTGTAGCCAGGCTTAACCTGGAACTCTACTTTGTTAGCTGGGTTGAATGGGTAGAAGTTGTAGCCTGCAAGCTGGTACAGGGTTCCAGCGTGCAGGACAGCTAGGTAGTTCTCGCCCTCAACCACGCTACGTGCGCTGTCTGCACCAATGGTGTTAGACAGAACGGTCAAGGTTCCCAGTGACGGTTCGGCTGATGCGCTAAACGAAAGTCGGTAGGTTGAGTTGGAGCGGAAAAGGAATAGCTCGCTGTTACCTTCGATGATCTTTATTAGCTGGTCACCGTCACCCTCGTTGATGTCGATGACGTTAGCAACAGGGAACTCGTTGATGCTCGTGCCGAGAGCTGTGCTGGCAAGGTTGCTGTAACGCAAAGTGGAGGTGTTGCCTGTTGCGCGGCTAGACACATACAGACGGCCCTTGGTGAAGTGAATTTGATTTCCATTAGGCATAGCGTTAGGACCACTATTTAGGGCAGTCCAGGTGTACGTGCCTGATATCTTTGACCAGTATCCACCGCTATTTGTAGAGTTGATCAGATAAAGTCTGTTTGCATATGTAGCCATGTCCTCAGCTGCATACTGCCATACTTCTGTCCAGGTATTTGCAACAAGGTTATAGAGCCAAGTCTTAGCATTGGTGGCGATTACAAGGAATACAACGGCATCTTCATTGCGATAGTAACCTAGTGCCTGAGCAGTGCTAGTACCAGTTGGGTATGTGCCAACCTTGATAATAGGGTGACGGCTGACAAGCTTTCCGGTACGGGAGATGACCAGGTTCTTAATCTCGGATACTTCGTTCTCCGCAATAAGCGAAGGGTCGATTACGTTGTTGAGACCGCCAGAGAAGTCATTTATTACGAGGCCTTCTCTAGACATTATTCATCCTCTGGTAGAACGACCTTGGTTGGGTAGAACTGGACGTCGACGATATCTTCTTGTGCCAGGTGGCGGTTCATTGAGTCTCTGAAGCGAGCATCCTGGTAAGCAGTAGCCTGCCAGTTCTCGTCTAGGCGGTAAGCCTGTGCCAGTGCGTAGTCAACAATCTGGTTGTAGAACCTGTCCGGAACCTGAAGGTTCTGAATCAGGGAAGTTAGGTTCTGAGGGTAAGCGATGTAAAAGAGGTCCATGCCGTCTACAAGAGACTTCTCTGGAGCAGGATAGATGTAAAGGTCGCCGTCCCATTCGTACCAAACCTTAGGCTCTCCCTGAGCATCTAGCTCTGGGTCATCCTGGAGGATACCCTCTTGGGCGGACTGAAAGCTAATGGCACGAAGTGGCTTACCCTCGACGTGCACACCCTGGATCTGCGACACTGGGCTGTCAGAAGGAATCGGGTAAACGGTCTGTCCCGCTACCAAGTCGTGGCTGGCCTTACCCTTCAAGGCTTTGTGGCTAGACGCAATCTCACGCTGTGCAGCGTTGATCCAGCGAAGCAGGTCAGAAGACTTTAGTTCTACTAGAGCTTCATCACCAAAGATACGCTTGACCTCGGTAGCAACCTCGTCAGCGGTCCTGGTGTAGAAATCTCTAGGCATTTGGGTCGAACAGCAGCTTTCCGTTATGGCGGGCGTAATTCTTGGACAATCCTAGTTTAGCAACATCTTTCGCTAACTCCCTACGCTCAGCGTCCATTTCTTGTCTTTCCCTAGCCTTCATCATTGCGTGAGCTGCGTTGATTGCCTGCACGTCGTCGATCGACATGCCAGCATTTGTAACGTCAGCCTGGATAATGTCGGCCATAATTCGCTCGTCTAGCTGCCATTCTGCGTAGTTCTTTAGAACGTACTTATCCTTTGCCCCGTGAACCACAACGCTATATGGGCGCTGTCGGTCGAACTGAGGGTGGCCCTCTGTTAGCTTGATGATGTAAATGTTCGGGTCGTAATCCGCTAGAGCTCTTGCTAGACGGTAGGCATTTACAGGTACGTCTCTGAGTCTGTCCAGCTCACTGAGGTCTGGAAGCATGCCTTTTTGTTTGAAGTATTCGATTGCCATTTTCTCTCCTTATGACTAGAGGGGCGCAGGAATAATCCTACGCCCCTCATAGCGGTTTGTCTTAGATACCTGAAGCGATACCGGAGATAACACCGTGGGTGTTACGACGGTAGGTGCTGATCTCAGAGTAGCTACGTAGGTAAGCGATGAACGCGTCACGACGTGGAACCTGCTTCCACTTCGAGCCATCCTCGTCGATCCACTCCCAGCCGCGGCTGGTGTTTAGGTTGATCTTCTTGGAGTTCACGAACCACATCTTGCCCTTAGGAGCGTCGAAGTCGGCCTTGAATGGTAGGTCACCGAACTCGGTTGCGAAACCAAGTCCACGGTTACCACCCTGTAGGTCAACCTTGTTGACGTAGCGACGCTTCTCTTCGAGAGCCTTCCAGTAACCGTTCCATGAACCGTGGTCGGTCCAGATAACGTCTGGCTTGTCGCCATCCTCAGCAATGTCGGTCACCATAGCAATCATGTCCTCTTCAGTGATCTGCTGAGGAGTTCCTGATACGGAGATGTCAGTGGTGTGAGCGGCCCATGCTGGGGTAGTCGATGGGTCGATTCCGTGTAGAGCGCCAGTACCGCTGATGATTGCGCCGAAACCAGTCCACTCCTTCTTCCAGTTGTTCACCTGAGAAGAAGAGGTTGAGTTCGAGCGAACAACAGCAGAACCAACAGCAACAGTCGACGCTAGGTTGCGGTCGAAGGTTACGGTCTTGGTTCCCTTGTTGATGCCAACGATGGTCATGTATCCACCAGTGTGAGCTGGAGTAGGTACTGCATCGCCTAGCTTGTCAGCGTTTAGAACGTCAACGCGCATACCTACGTGTAGGTACTTAACGTCGTCTAGAACTAGAGTTGCCGAAGCCGAGCTCTTTGCGGTTGCGACCTTAGCTAGGGTTCCAGTGCCGTCACCGAATACCTGGCGGTTCTGGTCCTTAGCGATGTCGTCGCGGATGCGCTCGATCTCTTCTGCGGTTACGTCAGCGAAGGTCTGGTAGTTCTGAGATGCCTGCGCCATAACCTGTCCGGTTAGACGTACGGAACCGTAGAACGACTTTAGACCAGTCTGGCCGTCGACGTACTGCTGGTTGCCAGCCTCTGGAAGGTCCTCGTCCTCTCCGCGTGCACCAATACCAGTGTTGCGGCCTACGTGTGCTACGAACTTAACACCGAGACCACCAACCTGAGTAATGTTGCGTGCGGTCGACTTGATACCATCTAGCGCTGGAGTTGCATTGTTAATCTGCTCGTTAATGTCGCCGTAGACATCCTTAAGGATGACGTTAGCAATAGCGAGGTTCTGGCCATCAGCCATTTTACACTCCTAGTGTGATTGGTTAAAAAGGTCTTACTTCGTTCGCCCTAGCCCAAGCAGGCCGTACTCACTACTACTCAACACTTTACCATAAAAGTTTTACGTATTAAGAGTTCTCTTAACGATTTCTTCAATAGCAGCGATACGATCTTCACGGCTGTTTAGCACACGAGCTGGAGCCGCTGGAACCTTGTTGGCGTTACCGCCAGCAATTCTAGGAGCCCTCTTTAGCTGTCCACGCATACGGTCAAGCTCTTCGCTGTACTGTTCAAAGCCTGCGTAGATTAGCTGCTCAAGGGAAGCGTTAGGGTAGTCGTCAGCAAGAAGCATTGCACGACGTACAACAGCTTCCTGGTCGAAGTCGCCGTGCTCGCTAGCAAGGGCTTCGATAGAAGACTCAATCTCGTAACCAAGCTGAATCTGCTCCTCTTGCTCTTCGCGGGACTGAAGGGTTCCCTTCAAAGCGTCAAGCTCAGCCTTCATTGCCTTTAGCTCGGCAGAAGTTGGGTCGTCACCAAATGGGTCGTCCTCGTAGTCCTCTGACTCCTCGAGGTTGTCTGCAGCCTGCTGAATCATTGCGTTAGCCTGTGCCCAACCGTAGCGCTCAGCTAGCTCGTCGTAGACAGCCTTTGGGTTAGCGGCTACCTGGCGTGCGAGCTCCATAGAGGCCTCGATGACTTCTGGGTTTACGCCAGACTCAGCGAACTTACGGTACGGGCTGAACTTCTCGAACTCAGAGTCAACGCCGGACTGCCACTTGGAAATGACAGGCTCAACCATGCCGTGCAGGGACTTAGGCAATACGCTGTATAGCTCATCCCAAGCTGGGTTGCCCTTAGCTTCAGGCTCTTCCTGGTCTACCTCTTCTTGGGCTTGTTCTGCCTCTTCGTACTCAGTTTCGACCTGGTCGTCTTCGTATTCATATTCGTCGGACATGATGCTCCCTTACTGTTGTGGTTGTCCTTGCATTGGAGGCTGTGCTCCGAGTTGCATCTGCTGGATCTGTGCAGCCTGCAAAGCCGCAAGAGCCATTTCGTGCATGTCGATGTGCTTGTTCAGTTCAGCCTTCTGGCTGTTTGATAGCAAGTCGAACGCTGGGCTCTTACGGAAGTTGTCGTGCTCTTCGATGTGAACAGCGTGGTTGTCCCACTTGTTTACAGGAACAACAGCTGGTGGCATTAGCGGCTGACCAGTGTCTTGGTTGATCATGGCTGGGTTACCCTGCTCGACCCCCTGCTGCCACATCTGGTAGTGACGCATTACGTCCATCTCACCTAGTGACTTGAACATAACGTTCTCACGCTGTGCACGTAGCTCGTCAGGTCGAGTACCGCGGTTGTCGGTGTAACGGCTGAGGGTTGCGATGTCTAGCAACTCCAAGCCCTCCTCTGGTGGAATCATGCCTAGTCGCATCATGTCCATAACCAGTGCCTGCTTAGCAGCCTTAGAGGTAGGTAGAGCTGAACCAGCTTCGATTCTGATGTCAGTGCCGCGAGCAATGTCTGCGCCACGGAACATCTCGGCAGAGAAGCCGTTGTTGTCACCAGTCACCTTGACGGTACGCTCGCCAGTCCAGTACTCAGCTGCCAGGGTCAGAGCGGCACGTGCAACCTGAGATAGGCCCTCTTCAATGGATGCGAAGGTCGGGGCTAGGTAGCTGTCGTCACGCTCTTGTAGGTAAGCAATGGCGGTAGCGGCTTCTACGCCTGGAGGGGTAGAGCCACGAGATACTTCGTGCTGACCAGAGATGTTCTCGAGGTCGTTGTCCAGCGCCTGAAGTTCCTCGGATACGTAAGGAGGCAGCTGAGGCATTGGAGCGGAAGCTGGGTACTCGAATCCTGGGCGTACACCAATGTACTGACCTGGAGCAGTCGAGATCTTCGATACAGTCAGGGAGCCCTCGCGGTAGTAAACCTGTGGCTTCGCCATCATGTTCTTAGCCTGGATACGCTGTGAACGGGTGCGGTTGATTTCACGCTGGAGAGGGATGATGTCGTCAATCACGCAAGCTGGGTAGTACTGACCGCTAGGGATGTGGTCGAACTTGATGATTGGGAAATCCTTGTAACCCATTGGGAAGCCATCTAGCGATGCTTCGACAATGATGTCGTCAACGATAGTGATGTAGCCACCCTTTGGAAGAAGCTTCGTAGTACCTGGCTTAACCCATGCTTCGATAACTAGGCTTGCGTCAGGCTTGCTGTTGTTCTCTCGGATGTCCAAAGCTGAGGAGATGTCGGCAATCTCAGTAGCAGCTACAACGGTAGGCTGCTTGTCCTTAGGGATGAGGTCGTCGTAGGTCATCTTTAGCCACTCAATAGGCTTTGTGTACACGTGCAGCACGTATGGCTGCTTGCGGTGGTCCACGATAGATAGGTCCGGAACGAACACGTTGAATGGAGAGACGTGGTCGATGCAGATGTCGCCATCCTGCTCGCTCCAGTCGTCATACTTCTCAGAGTCCCAGTAGACCTTCATGTATCCCAGTCCAAGAACGGAGATGTCTCGTGCTACAAGTCGCATCTCATGAGCGACGTGCAGGCGGTCATACATGCTGTCCCAAATCTGAGTTGCGGCATTAGCTGCGAACACATCTTCGATGTCGTTAGATGCAGGCAGAGCTACTGCGGAAGGCTTCTGGGAGGTCAGCTTCGCAATCTCAGTACGGACGATGGGACGAATCTTGTTGATGGTGATGCGTGGCAAGTTCTTGTCGCCACGTGGGAGCTGTGACAGGCCGCTCTTGGTTGAGTCCCACGCTACGTACTGCTTACCACGCTCAAAGGACATGTTCATGTACCACTGCCGTACACGCCACTGTTTTGCGTCCTTAGACTTTTGGTACTCGCTCTTTAGGTAGTCGACGAGCTTCTTGCCCTTGTCTGACTTCTGGAGCTTCTTCAACTCCTCATCGGACAGTAGGCCGTTCGCTACATCCTCGACGATAAAGTCTACGGAGTCACTGGACTCCATATTCCTTTCGGATGGCATCGAAATCGTATTCGTCATCATCTACCTCTAGATAGTTCTCAGTTATTAGTACTGCTTGGTCGGGTGCTGCTAGTTGATTTCCGCTTGCTGCCATCACCTGCTGGAACGCTAGCGGATCCTTCACTGCCAGAAGATTCACTGTCTGGCTCAGAAGCGTTGCCGTCTCCAAAGTAGTCGAGATTAGCCCCTGTGTTGCTTTGTTCAGGCTTCTCGTCATTAGCCAAAACGATAGGGGCAGAATCAGTAAGAAGCTCAGCAGTAGCAGTGATTGAAATGTCTCTAATGTCATTTACAAGCCTTTCGGTCACCGCAGGGATGCGGTCTAGTCTCTCTTTTAGCGTGGTGTTCTCAGTGCGTAGCGCATTTGCTACTTCTGGAGTCGCAAAGCCAAGCTGGTCAGCGATTGCGACAAATACGTTGTAGCTCAGGTAGACCATTCCGTAGTAGTCAATCTGAGTGTCTAGGTCAATCAGCAGGTTGTCCGGTTTCCCAGTCACACCCGTGACAACACAACGATTCGGGATGTGTGGAGCCCGCTCGTGTAGTTTGAATTCTCTAGCCATTATTCCCATCCTACGGCATCTTCTGCCGTTGACCTAAACTTCCACCCTGAAAGTCCAGGATCTCTCCTGTTATCGAATTGAGCAATGACAGGCGTATCATCAAAGTCCATAAAACGTTCCTTTAATCCTTTTATTGTATCAGGCGTTAAGTCATCCATGAGTGTAAAGAAGTATCTTGAAGAGTCAAAAGCGTGATTATTTTTCTCTTGAATACCTTCAAGTTTGTTCAGCGTCATCTCTTGCTGACGGTTTGCGCGACGCTTGTATTTCAACTTCGATAGCTCTGAAATCAAGTTAGGGCAGTCATCGGTAATCTGCCAGAACGGTCTCTGAGTGTTCGGGTTCACCTTCATGTACTGCTGCATCTTGTTCAGACCGACACCGATCTGCTTTGGGATGATGTCAATTACAACATTCATGCCATGCAGGTTGAACTCCTGCTGGTAGCTGGTCCCCTTGACACCGTTTGTCTGCGCCAAAGCGGGGTCGCCTACGACTAGGTACGGCTCGACGCCGAGGTCTCGGTTCATCTTGTGGAACACTTCGGCGTGCTCAGCGATAGTCATGTGCGACTGGTAGTGCTCAGCGAACGTGACAATCTGACCATCTGGCGCAACTGCGTGCCAGAGGATAGCTGTCGGGTCACGCCAGCCGTAGTCGATGCTGACATAAACCCTGTGCCGTCCAGTTAGCCTGAAGTTCTCTGGCGGAATAGTGTGGCTCAGCTGGTTGAAGTCCTTGAATACTGCGCCACCAACCTGGATGAACTGACCCTTCTCACGAATGGCCCTCTGCTCAGGAGTTAGCGAGCTTAGGTATTCCTCGATCGCACCCTTGTCCAGGTACGGGTTGTCAGTCATCTCGACCTCGATAACGCCGAACGACGGGTGGCCTTCCTTGCCTGGCAAGTAGACCTGCTCGTAGATGTATTCCATACCCTCAACTGGGGTAAGAGTCATCCACCAGTCACCGTTCGTGTCAACTAGACGTGCTCGACATTCGTCGTACACTAGCTCTGGCGGCTCCTCGTCGAAGTGGACAAAGTGTCGTGAGGTTCCAGCGAACTTCTGCAGGTCCTGGTCGTAGGACATAAATTCGACGAAGGAGCCGTTCTCAAGCGTGAGAACCCTGCGCTCCTTGCTGTAGCTATCGTCCCAAGATCCGTTGATTAGCAGGCTCTTTGGAACCCACTGCTGAAACTGTGGAAGCAAAATCTTGTCGATACCAGAGGCGAAGTCAACGCCAACCACACGTCCCCTGACTGGGGCATCTGGAGTGTCTCGGTGCGGGTGGTCACCCTTCAGGTAACGGATGTCCTCGATAACACCTGCAACAGTCTTACCAGAACGGTTACCTCCGATGTACAGACGGTGCTTGTGCTGGTCTTTCGCGAACTCCTCTTGCTTAGCGTGAGGGCGATACCTGTTCAGGTTGGGCTGGATGGAGGTAAGGCGAAGCTGCTCAGACGCTTTGTACAGCGACTCAATAGCTGAGGCTTTCTTTGCGGGTCTAGCCATGGATGAGCTTTACCAAATCCCTAAGAGGAAGGCGGACAATAGTGCTGTCAGGGCTACTAACACCAAAGCGAAGATTGGATAGGTCGCCCAGGTTGGCGTACGCCCACCATTCACCAGCACGTGGGTAGCCAACACCGCTCCGCTGAGTGACAAGAAAGCCAAAATTAGCTCCAGCATTTTTCTTTTCTCTTTCCGCTTCGGCGTACCATTTCAGGCACTGCTCGTAGCTGGCCTTCTTGGCCATGTCGCCGCCTTTGAGTTCAAAGACGATAAGTCCGTGGTTCTCATCACGTAGCCATACGTCGCCCTGGTCGTCAGATCCAGTGAGCACGTTCCTGTGTGCCTCAAGTTCTGTGTAACCAACTGATAGTAAATAGTTTCTTACGGCAGTTTCTGCGCGAGTACCTATGGCCTTAGCCTTACTCATATGTCTCCTTCTGGTAAGGTTATTGTATGCCTATACAACCGATGAAACGTGACCTGTCTCAAGTAGCTGAGCCAGTCATAACCGATGTAGATAGTGGCATTACTGCTATACATCATACACTAGGCCCTGCTGCTTTCCAGGCAAGCCCAGGTTCGCACCGTCATGACGGTACTGACTCTCACTTCATCGAGCTTGGGAGCCTAAAGGGGTCCTCAGTCGATTTTGTTCCATCTGGCGGTACTGACGGGACCCAGCCGACCTTTAGCGGGACTCCACTATTTACCGGAAGCTATACGAGGGTGGGGAACCTAGTCCACTTCGCAATCGACGTAGACATGGACAACATCACCAGCTTTGGCTCTGGCCAGTACTACATGGATTTGCCTTTTGCGGCTGCTCGAAACTACCTGTTCAGTGACGGGTGCTTGCACGATTTCTCCACAGGTGACGAGTATGCGATTCTGGCTCACATGCTGGGTGGCACTAATCGGATCACTTTGCTATCAACCGCCTCTAACGGCAGGCAGGTCCACTTCACTAACAGCGTGCCAGTTAACCTATCCACTGCTGATAATTTTCACATAGCAGGTACATACCAGATTGCTGAATAAGTAAGGTAGAATAAAAGCTATGCCAGCACAAACCGTTATTAAACTACGCAGAGGTACTGCAAGCCAGTGGACCTCTGCTAACCCAGTGCTTTCCGCTGGTGAGATTGGTCTTGAAACCAACACTAATCGTACTAAGTACGGTGATGGTTCTACGGCTTGGAGCTCTCTTCCGTATTCCGTGGCAGATGCTTCTGGTACTTCCTCGGTCGACTGGTCTGCGGTCCTAAATAAGCCTTCAACGTTTACGCCAAGTTCTCACACTCACGTCAAGGCTGATGTCACTGACTTTGCTCACACCCACGTGATGGCAGATATCACTGACCTTGAGTTTCCTCCAACGACCGTGATGTCAGATACAGCCCCGACATCTCCAGCTCCAGCTACTCGCTGGGTTAACACCACTAATTTTATAGAATACATTTATTACGACTCCACATGGGTAGAGGTATAAACAATGGCAATAAACTTTCCTGATAGCCCGACAATCGGAGATGAGTACACCGCTGGCGGGTTTACTTGGACCTGGACTGGATCTACTTGGTCAAAAGTTGGCGCTGGTGGCGGCACTGGTGGAAACGGTTTTAATATTTATGTCGGCGCTACCGGGCAGACCACTTTCACTTTCGCCGAAGAGAAGCCTGCCGGGACGTACACGATTACGTCTGCAAATAACGATACCGTTTACGATATCTACTTTGTTACTGACACTAACACCAATGCCGGATACTCAAACAACTTTTCAATCGTAGCGAGCGATCCGTTTACCAAAGTAGTAGTTTACGGTGGTAACTCTGGGGACATTCTAAGGTTTGAAGAAGAAGAGTCAGTTGGCCCTTCGGGTAATGGAGATTTGGCCGGAGGCGCCTCTCCTTTTATTACCTCCATAAACCCAGGGAACATGCCCGTTAGTGGGGCCACAGCGGTTATTACTGGAGGAAACTTTGCGACAAATGTGCAGGTATCCCTCATTGGGCAAAACGGCGTTGCCGTACCTGTGACAACTCTAGTGCGCAACTCGGTAACTCAAATAACTATTACTCGCCCTGAGGCTCTAGATTCGCAGCAGGCTCCCTTTGACGTTAAAGTTGTTAACCCGGGAGTCCCAGAGCCAACTGCAAGCCAGCGACATGTTTTGGCTGATTCTCTAATTGCAGCTAACCCTGCAAAGGTTTACCGATTTAGCAACACTCGCTCGCAGGCGGTTGTTACTGGCGCTGTCATGGACACTGTAGGAAATACGTACGTGGCTCTGAGCGATAGCAACGGCGGAAGCGACGGAGGCGCTGCTCTCTTGAAGCTTGACACAAGCGACAATATCGTTTGGCGTAGAACTTGGCGAAACTCCTACGGTGGCGGCATGGCGCTAACCATCGACTGGAACGACCGCCTTTTTATGGGCGGTTTTTATGGCTGGGTTCCTGGTGACTACACTGCATTGTCTTTGCAGATATCTTCTTCTGGAAACGTTAACTGGCAAAAGAACCACGGTGGTGGCCAGACTTATTCAGGAACGGGCCTAGAGACCAGGAATAATGGAACCCTTAGCGTTCAGGGATCGCAGTATTATGGCGATAACCACTGGTGGGTGCTTGACGGCAGTGGAAACGTTGTGTGGACAAAATCCGCTGGTTATGGAAGCTCCTACGGAAATGCTGCACGTTACGCTATTGGACCTAATCGAGTTGCCTTAGGCCGATGGACTAGGTTCTCGGTTTACGATGCAGCTGGAACCTACCTGTGGGGCAAGGACATGGGCTGGAGTGACCAGACCAGTAACTTGCATGTAGATAAAGACAATAACGTCTATCATCTTGCACGTTCAGGTGACCCGTCTGCAGGGCCACACTACCTAACGAAGTACGATCTAAATGGAACTATGCTTTGGCAGAAGACCATCTCTAGACCAAACAGCACTGGCGATTTTACTTCCAGCACTGGAAACATGGTTCGTACCGATAACAACAACAACGTCTACTTGGGCTTCAACTACCGCAGTAATAGCGATGACGCAAGCAAGATGTGGTACGTAATTAAGTTTAATTCAACTGGATCAGTTATCTGGCAACGAAGCATAGATGTGGCTTCAGCGAACGATAACTTAGAGTCTGTTCACATCCCTTGGGACCCTAATGCTGACGTGCTCCTGCTGGGAGGTATGCAGGGCAGTGGCGCTAATGGAGGCGTTGTGAAGCTTCAGGCTTCTAGCGGAAGCCCTACTGGATCGGGAACCGTTGGAGTCACTTGGAACATTGCCGCGGGGGCTGCTGTTATCGCAAATGGCACAGTTACCCCAGGAAGCCACGGGGACTTTGGCGGAAGCGCAGGTCTTGGAACTCCGTCGATTACTCCGGGAACCAGCACTGGTCACAGCTTCGTTGTGGGAACAATAGGTTAGGATCTATTTCATGATTTATATTTCTCCAGAAAATGAATACCCTCGCTACTACGGGGACATTATGCAGGCTGTTCCTGGCTGGGAGCTGGGCGATGATCTTCCGGAGGGCTGGGTAGAGGTTCAGGACGTTCCTTATCCAGTTCCAACTGAGGGCCACACCGTCGAAGAGGGCTTCCCAATTGAAGTTGATGGCGTCATGACAAGGAACTTCATTGTGAGGGAATTTACCGAAGAGGAAAAGGCCTATAACGCGGCTCCTGAGAGTGCACGTGCTCGGCTAAAAGCATTGGGCTTTACTGATTTTGAGATCACCGCTCTTAGTATCGGAAAAGTATAACTTTCACGGTAATTCCGCTATAGTAACCTTAAAGGAGAACTTGAAGGAAGACTATGTTAGAAGGACTTGCCCCAAAGACAAAGGATGCTCTTTGCGTCTTGATGCGTAGAGCAGCAGACTTATCGGCAGAGGATTATCAAATTCTTATGGACGCTCTAGATGACCCTAGATGGTCGTCTAATGGACTAGCCGAGGCTCTTCGTGAGCGTGGCTTTGTAATTCACAAGAACGCTGTGGGTGAGCACCGCAAGGGAGTTTGCCCCTGTGCTAGGTGACATGAAGTTAGAGCCTAAGTGGGACACCGTTAGGCAAGCACAGCCAGTAAACATTACGGCTCCGAAGCCAGCTAAGCAGCTGAAGACTAAGCACAAGGTAGCTATCGCGTTACCGGACCCTCAAATCGGGGGTCGTTTTTTATTTGACAAAGGGTGGGACCCGTTTCACGACGAAGCCGCCATGGATGTTTCCCTTCAAATCGTCAGCTTCCTTGAGGAGACTGATCGAATTGACTGGGTTATCAACCTAGGAGATTTCCTAGACCTACCCAGCCAGGGTCGCTTCGATCAGGAAGCGGGCTTTGCTGGGACTACCCAACGGGCGATCGACAGGGGACATCTATTTCTTCAACAGCAGAGGGCAGCAGCTGGGCCTAAGGCAGAGATAGTGCTTATTGAAGGAAACCATGACCGACGTATGGAGAAGTACATTCTCTCCAACTCGGCTGCAGCATGGGGTCTAAAGCGGGCAAATATGGATGCACTCCCAGTGATGAGCCTGCCTTATCTATTGCGTCTCGACGAAATTGGAGTGACCTACATTGACGCATATCCCGCTGGAGCCTATTGGCTCACCCCTAGCATCAGAGCAATCCACGGAAATAAAGCCAGAAGCAATGGCTCTACCGCCGCAGCCTACACAAACGCTGACCCTCACATTTCTACCGTCTTCGGGCACGCACATCGCCTTGAAATCCAATCAAGGACCGTATTCAATCGGGATGAAGCTATCCGAAGCGTCGCCGTCAGTCCAGGTTGCCTATGCCGCGTTGATGGAGCAGTGCCTTCAGTTAATGGATCAACGCATGTTGACGGCACACCAGCAAAGTATTACGAGAACTGGCAACAAGGAGTAGCTGTCATCACGATCGAGAACGACGTTCCATATGTGGAGCTAGTTGAGATTCGTAATGGCGTTGCTTGGTTCCGCGGAAAGAAATTCGTTAGTCAACGATCTTAGGAATAGTGCCGTGCCTTCGGGCTTCGTCACGTCTTCTCTTGTCCTCAGCGTGTACCTTCTCGTCTGGAGCTAAGGTCACTGAGTCATGTGGCAATGGGTCGTACCTGTTGCCGTCTTCGTCTATCGGATGGAACGGGACAGAAGCATCAACTCCGCCGTCAGGCGTGGTTGGGCGTTCCCCGTAATGCTTATCATTCGCAGCATGCCAACGATTGTGACATTCTGCACAAATGCGGTGAATGTTGCCCTCGACATTACGCATCGTGTTCTTGTCGGGACCGTGGTGAATAGCTTCGGCGGGGTGGCCTGGACAGCCGATAATTGGCTCGACTCCACCACCAGCGTAGCGAAGCCAGGCCCACTCGCATACCATGCCTGGGTTAATTGGGAACTTCTTGGCAGCTTCTTTACGTCCTGTAGAAATCGGGTCAGCGTATTCATCCAGTGCTTTAGAGCCCGTGTATCCCTCAAAGTAAGCCTCAATGTCTTCTTCTACGTCGGAGATCGACCTACCATTGCCGTCTAGCGAGAACAGCCCTTCGCAGCAGCAAAAGGAGTTCTCTGCAAGGACTCCGTTCCACATGTCTTCACATTCATCGTGGAACGAAGCCTTGCAGGCGAGGCATACGGTCTTAGTTGTCATCCTTACCAAATTCTACCTTATAGAGGAACATACCACTGTACGCTCTACGGCCTTGACCGCCTCTAATAGGAGAGATAGGAAGCCTCATGCGAAGCTCTCGGATGAACGGTGTCATAGCCAGCGGAATCTCACCGTTCTCCTGACACCACTGCTTGTAGGAGTGGAGTAGGTCGGAAGACTGAACCGAAGCCAGCGGGTTCTGTACAACACAGTCCTCGATGTACTTGGCGATGTGGTCTTCCTCGAAGCGGTATTCGGTAGTAGCCAGCTTGACAGAGTTAGGTTCGGTTAGGCCCTGCTTGAGAACCCTCTTAGCGCCCTCAATCATCCAGGCCAGTACTCCGCCACCCTCTTCCTTGAAGATGTCCTCAGCGAGACCTTGCTTCTGTAATCCCTCTGGGACCTGGTAGCTAAAGTCGATCTTGCGGAGTCTTCTCCAGAAACCTGAGCCACCGGAGCGAACCGAAGGCAGGTGGTTTAGGGCTAGGAATAGCGTGTGTGATGGCTTGAAGTCAAAGAAGTCCTTGTACATCTTGCGGGCAGAGATGATGTCTCCACCAGTAAGCATCTTGACTCGGGACTCGTTGAACTTACCGTCAGGGCGGGTCTCAGACGCTACTGCGAAGCGCACACCGTGCAGGTTAGCGATTTCAGTAGAGTGCTGAACCGAGTTGGTATCCAACAGGAAGTTCTCTGGCATTGTGCGGGCATAGGTTCCAAGGATCTTGGAGACGATGTCCAGCAATGTCGACTTACCGTTAGCACCAACACCGACGAATACAGGCAGCACGTGCCACCTTACTTCGCCAATAAGGGCCACGCCCAAGAGTTCCTGTATGTAAGAAATCCTGTCCTCGTCCGTGATAACGAGCTTCAGGAACTCCTCCCATTTAGGCGTGGCTGTCTGAGTAGGCGCACAAGCGGTCTGCTTTGTGTTGAAATCCGCTAGGGGATCTGCGTCACGAAGCACGCCTGTTGCCAAATCTACAATTCCATTTGGCGTACACAGCTCGACAGGGTTAGCGTCGAGCAGATGTGGCTGGACTACGATGTCTGGGACAGACTCGGCTAGTCCTACTGCGCTGTTGATGGAAGCCCTGGAGAGCGAACGCTTAGCCCAGTCCAGGCCAGCCTTAGAAGCATCTTTAGCTCCGAAGGATAGCGCGGACTCAGCAGCAAGGCGCTCAATCAAGCGAGTGCTGTCAGGGATGTAAGCCGACTTGTCCCATCTGTACCAACCGATTTCAGGGACGAAGATGAACTTGCCGCGAGCTGCGTCTGCGAGACGCTCTGCGTTAGCAACATCTGTGTACTTGAAGGCATCCATAGGCAGCGAGATCGGTGCAGGCTCAGCGGATAATGCCAAGCTTCCGTTGGTACTTAGCTGCTCGGAGCCTTGCCCTTTTGGGAGGTCAGGAACCACGCTGAGGTGTAGCTTGTGTACGTGGTTGCGTACCTCTGAGGCGACCTTGGCTTCATCGAAGGTTGAAACAAGTTGCTTAGCCCACTTGAAAGCCGTCTGAACCTCTCCTGGATTCGGTTTACGGCGCTCGCCAGAGCTAAGCAGGTCTATGAACTTGGCTTCTACTAAGCGAGACGCTTCAGTAAAGCCCTCCTCAGTAAAGCACCCATGACGAACAGACGCGTAGAGTTTGATAGCTGTCGAGACGAGCCAGGGGTGTCGTGCTTTAGGGTTGGACTTGTCAATAGTGTCCACAAGCTGTGCTGTCCAAGCACAATTCTCTGCGGCAACTCGCCACTCTTCTGGTGGTGAAACAACCACAAACTCGCCAACAGTCGTGTTGTCAGATACAAATCCGTACGACTCGAGCGCCTCCACGATTTCGGCAATCGTGAGGGGATAGGTGTGGTCATTGAACTCAACCTTCACTGGTACTGGGTTGTCAGCATCCTTGTGATTTATAGTACCTGGTGCGCGGAGCACACGTGGTAAATCAGAGACATTGTCAACTTTTCCGCCATAGATCTCGGCTACTCGCTGAATGAGCTGACCGAATCTGCGAGAGACTCCAGCAATCATTGAGCGGTTCATGTCGTGAACATCGCCGTCTTCTACAGGCCAGTAGGGCTGAAGGCCATGTCCGGAGTGGACGATAGCAGCAGGCTGGCAATTCAAAATGTCAGACAGGGAATCTATAATCTGACGAGCAGTGTCCTCGTCTTTGATGCCACTGTCCTTGTAGTCCAGGTCAGCCCATAGGGCGTTCAACCTGGTGATGTCATTGACATCTCCTCTGGTGTTGCTTGAGGTGATGGTCGACTCGTCTACTGAGTTCACCATGGTGTACACGTTCATACCATTGGCGGTCAGCGTCTGAGCAAAAATGTCTGCGTTCCCTAGGGGAAGCATCTTTGAGGTCCACGAGTTTCTGGGGCCGAAATAGCAGACGGTTACTTTGTCCGACTCGGTCTTACCTAGCCTCGTGAACAGGTCCAGAATGGGTCTGTCGTTCACAAAAACTCCTTAGTAGATAAGAATGAGCCCCAAGAGGAAAGGAGACGAAACTCTTGGGGCTCACCCTATTGTAGCAATTAGATTAGCTCAAGTACTTCCGACTCAACGATGTCTTGAGGGATTTGAGTCGCCAGAGCAATCTGGTCGGCAGACACACCAGAAGCCGCGAGGCTCTTAGCTAGGTCTACCTTGTCCGCTGGAAAGTCGCTGAGCGACTTAGCCTTGGTCTTTGCTGGAGCCTTAGCAGCAGGTGCAGCCTTGGCAGCAGGAGCATCGAACTGGTCCTGAGCGAAGTAAGCGCGTGCCACCTTGGCGTCCTCTTCCGTGAACGGGGTGAGGATGAATGGAGCGGACTGACCTGGCTTTGAAGTGCCACGACCTAGTCGGCCTAGTACTGGCTTGCCGTTGCCTACGGAAGGCTTCAGGGTTCCAATAAGTGCAGCCTGGAAGAACAAGACGTTGTCGTGCTCCTCGTAGCCGTTGTCTCCGTCTAGGACGACAACACGAGCCGCGATAGCATCGCTCTCGCCGTAGTCAGTCTTGATTCCGGTGCGGTATTCGGTTGGCCATACGAGCAGCAGGTGACCCTGGTAGTCGGCTGGCTTGAACTTGCTTCCAGCAGCTGGCTGGGAGAAGTTGTCCTCAAAGTACGTCATAACGTACGTCTCCTATCGTTTGTTGTAGGGGGTTGGTTGGTCAAATAAGTCGTCAGTTATCTGAGCGACTGGGGGATCCAGCGGTGGATAGTCTGAACATGAGAAGCAATCCTCTGAGGTCGCACAAACCTTCAAGAAGTCATTGAGGGTTCCGTTGTCCCTAGCCTCAGCGGCTTGGCGGTAGATCTCGTTGACTCGCTCAAGAGCGTTTAGTGCAACCGCTTCATCGTATTTCTCATACCAGAAGTAGCCCGAGGTGAGGGAGATGTCATTTCTAGGATAGAACTTGACAGCTACCTCATTTACCTCGAAGCCTAGCTTGGTCCAGCCATACCCATACAGGTGTGCCTGTATACGGTATGTGTTGCCTGGGCCTTTCTTTGGGAGCGACTTTAGCTTCGTCGTTCCCACTACCTTATGGTCAATAACAGTGCCTGTCTCCTTATCAAACAGGTCACAAGAACCTGTGATAGCGGTGTCACCGATGTTGCCAATAGGAAGTCTTGTTTCAATCAGCCAACGAACAGCTGGTAGCTTCTCGTTAGCCTTGGCGAAGAACTCTTCAAACTGTGCGTGCACAGCAGTTCCAATGAACGGCAACCAAGGCATGTCCGACACATGCTCGATTGGGTACTTCTCCATACCCATGAGCTTACGGGCTAGGCATCGCACACAATCTGAGCCAATCTCACTTGGCCCAATCAGCTTCTGTAGCGAACGTGGTTGGTTGACAATAGCGTCGAAGACTACGTCTTCAATCGCCTTGTTCACTGGATGGTTTTGCATTGGTCTCCTTGTTTGCGACCATCTCTAAGTCGTTGATCCCGTTGGTAACAACTCGAGCAGCCTCTTCAATCTCTTCTGCGAAGGCGATTTGGACCATGTCCTGAACCGCTGGCGAAATCCAGCAGTTGATAATTGCTGTTGCAAATTCGATGTTCTTAGACTCTACCACTCTTACGAGCAGCATTGCAAATACCGTTAGCAAAGTGTTGGCTTTCATAACGGTTAGTGACTCATGATCTTTCAGCGACTTACTCTCAATGAGCAGAGCTTCCTCTTCGCCGTAGCGCACAACCTCTGTTACCAGGGTCGACACCAAAGCCATGATTGCGTCTTCTGAAAGCATTAGCTTTTGTTCGTCGTTAGGTAGATCCTCCGACATGTTATCTCCTTAGCTGTGCCAGTATTTGTCTAGCGAACTCAACGCCCCTAGAGCCGTCAAGCAGCTCTCTGGACACATGGAAGCGTTCAGTGTTTTCACCAGCGATAGCCAAGTCAATGCTGTCGTTGGAAAGTAGCCACCAGATAGTAACTCGGTGGTTGCGCGATAGTCGGTCAATACGGTCTTCAACCTGTTCAGCATCGTCTGACGAATAAGGCACGTCGAAGAAGACTAGGTCATCTGCGGCATCTAGGTCAATACCCACACCCATATTCATGGATAGCAGTACTACACGAAGCTCGCTGTCGTGGTCCTGGAACTCAGCCTGGATACGAGCACGCTCGGTCTGTGACGTTGAGCCGTCAAGGATCTCAGCCCTGACGCCTAGCGCCTTTAGCTCACGCTTGAGCCACTTGAGCGTGGCAACGAAGCTAGAAGCAACCACGACCTTGGATGGGCCGAGCTTGTCAGAGTCGCCATCGGTAGTCATGTAGCCACGAGCCTCGAGCCATTCAGCCAGCCACTCGAACTTGGTGGAGGAGAATGAGCCAGTGATCTCATTGGTCGTGAAGTCCCAGCCGGAACTGATGGCAAGCTGCCTACTGCGTAGGGCTACGACAGCAGGAGTCATAGCTGACTTGCCGCTGAAGTATTCCTTGACCAAGTCCATGTACGCCTTACGCTGTGGCTTAGCCATGTCGAGCGTGACGTTGATGTACTGCTTGGAAGGTCTGCCTTCTTGAATCTCCGCCTTGGTGCGACGGATGAGGTAGAGCTGGTCCCTGGCGACCCACTCGTGGGGGGCACGTAAGTGTTGGGGGACGACGATGTCCTTAGTACGGCCGCCAGGGAGTCTAATCGTGCGGGATTCCATCACGAAGTTTGTAAACATCCAGTGCTTATGGTTTGTGTATACCTCGGGGAACAGGAACTTGAGCGTGCCGTATCGGTTCTCAAGCTTGCTGCGGTCAGGTGTACCACTAACAGCAATGCGTAATGCTTGCGCGTGGATGTCGAGCATACGAAGTCCGCGCCAGAACTGGGTCATGTCATAGCGGGCATCGGCTGTGGTTGGTAGGACTCTATGCGCCTCGTCAATCACGATTGCGTCATAGGTCTGGTCAAAGATGCGTGGGACTCGGCGCTCGCCGTTAGGTGAGATAGCGAGTGCGTCGTGGTTAGCAACGATAACTGCTGGAGTATTTACCTCGCGCAGCCTATCGTTCTTGACCTCAGCCGTTCCCGACGTGAGGTCGTAGATGTTGACACCTAGGGGAGCCACATACTTCATCACGTGGTCCTTCAGCCAAGTAGTTTTAGCTGGGAACTTTGGCGCGAGTATTAGCACAATACCGTTAGTGAAGCACCCATCAGCTTCAAGAGCTGCCAGGCTCATCAGAGTTTTACCGGAACCAGGCTGGTCCGCTAGCAATACCCGCCTGCGATCAACGATAAAATCAACGGCTTGTTTCTGCTTCTCCCATAGGATGTCAACGATCATTAGCTACTGGTCCTTGCTTGTCGGGTCAGACGGAACACAGACACAGAAGACTCTACATAGAAGTCCGAGAACTTCTCGCGAGGGAAGTTGCGCTTGATGAGGTCAGTGTTGAGGAGGACTCGGGTCTCCTTTGAGATAGTAGCCATCTTCTTACCGCTGACTACTAGCTCACTCGAGCCCTCCTCGAACATTGACAGCAGGAGGTCGCGCACAGCTGCGCGAGACTCCTGAATCTTCTTCTCCTCCTCGCCTAGCTGTAGATACTGAGCGAGCAGGTTCTTGACCATTGGAGCTTTGCCCTTGGACACAATGGTCTGAGGGTTAGCGATAACCTCATTTAGAGGCACATCAGTTGTTGTCGACATCGTTCTCCTTTCGATCGACATAGTCAAGCATCTCCTTCACTACGCCAGAGTAGCCAACCAGTGTGGCTATATCCTCTAGTGTAACTAATCGAGCCTTGACCATTTGTTCACCGTTCATCTCCAGCGACACTACAAAGGTATCATTCTGGAGCTTGAGCGGAATAACGGTTAGTAGCGCGGCCATGCCGTAGTCATCATGCTGTCCCTTGACGCTGCCGATGAAGTCATATGGTCTGTCCGTAATGTTACGGAAGCCCATTGTCTTGAGTGTGTCAATGACGTACTTAGACAGTCTTGGCAGTTTTCCTAGCTGGGACATTAGATTTCTTTAGTCGCTTTCTTTCTTGGTAAGTCATGCCTCCCCATACGCCCCACTCCTCTTTAGCCTCTAGTGCGTAGGTGAGGCATTCATTGGTAATAGGGCATTGCTGGCAAAGCACTTTGGCCGCACGAATATCCGAGTGGCCGGATCCTGGCATGGAGTCTCCAAAGAACAGGTCGGGGTAGTTGGTACATGGCGTAATTGCTGGGGCAGCATCTATCGCCTTTTGTAGCTCCAACCACAGATCCCACTGTTGTTTGGAGCGCACCATGATTCTATGAACTCTTGGCACACTCACAGCCTTCGTCAGGGTAAACAGCAACGTTCTTGCCTAGGTTGGCAAGCTTCTCGAGCAACTCCATCTCCTCCTTGTACGGTGGCATTACGGTACGTGCTGACTGTTCCACTTGACGGCCGAGGCGCAGCAGGAACTCGTCATTGTCTGCGGCATCTTTACGGACAAGCACAATAGTCTTCATGTCATCGCTCTTGATGTCGTAAGTAACTGCGACCTCTAGGACGATGTTTTTGGAAATCTCAGCAGCCTCTTTATCGAGCTTGTAACGGTTCTTCTTAGACATCTGTCTCTTTTCTTCTCGCATAGTGAGCGTATGTGCCGTCTGGGTTCGTGCGAGTTGCGAACTCAAATGGTAACTTGTGCCTCCGACAAATTGCGTACAGAGGACTAAGGTTCTTAGTGGAAGCAGGGTCAATGAGTGCCCACTCGCCTGGGCGAGCTTCGAGTTCCTCAATCAAGACCCAATACTTAGACCTCTTGCGGCCTAGGTTGGACTTGCCTGTCGAGCGGGGTGGGGGTGACTCCCATACGACTTCCATTTAGCCTCCTGAATTGCTTGGGTGAACGGTGTGAGCGTTCCGGAACTTCTCTACATCCTCCTGAATGTAGCGAATGGCAGAGCTGTTCGATCCGCCATACTTTAGGTACTTGGGTCCGATGTTGCGACTACGCCACTTCTGTAACGTGTTGAGAGATACGCCAAGGTAGGCGCTTGTCTCAGCAGACGACATTAGTCGATGCTGTATCGGGTTATCTCCCACTGGTTCTTGTCCTTGTTCCATACGTAATGCTTCTCGCCTCCGTTGTCTAGGGTTACGATTTTGTTGAGCACTTCCATCGAGATGACAATGTCATCAGAGAAGATACCATGCTCGGTTACCGCCTTATACGCGGAGTCTGCTTCCTCATCAGAGTTAGCGAACACCTTGTAAGCGATGCTGTGAATGTACTCATACTTCACGATTGCCTTCTTTCTCTAGTGCGTCTAGATATGCCATTGCGACTCCGAGACCATGCTTGTGCTTGGCATCTGCGGAGTCATACAGCGATTTGATTTGAGTCTGAATTAGGTTGAAGTAATGGGTTCGGGCGTTGCCTACACCATTGCGGTATCCCTCTCGGACACCTATGTTGAATGAGTAATCGAGTTCCTCTTCAAAAAAGTGGTCAGCGATTACTTCTCGGATTTTCTTACCTAGGCCCATTTTCTTCCTCGATTCGTTTCTTGGTCTCGTTGTCGCCCTGGGTGATTGCGACAATGTAGTTGTAAACCTCTTCGCCGTCAAGCTTCATGGTGAGCAGCATCCATTCGTCATAGCTTAGGTAGCCATGACGGAAGAACACAATTTCCTCGGCATTGCCGTACTCGCCATCGGGCGTGACATACATCTTTACATCTTTAGAAGCCTCGTACCTATCTCTGTAAAGGGCTTCCATGGAATCGCTAAGCATTAGTCAATCTCCTCTAGGTCAGTAGGGAACATCTCATTCCCCTTGTGCTTGCTTGAGACATAAGGCAATTTGTCTACCTCAATCTCTCCGGTAAGGAAAACCTTTTCCCACAACTTCTGAGCCTCCTCAAGGCTATTAGCCTTGAAGCGAACCTTATAGGTAGCGATATCGTCGTACCAGAATTCGTACTCTTTCATTACTTCTCCTCCGTAATGCGTAACTTAGCTTTGGGGTCAAACAGTTTTAGGTTGTCGTGACCAACGAAACGGTCTATGACAAACCACTTACGTTGATTTTTGTGGTCTCGGTAGTCCTCCAAGGACTCCTTGTACTCTTCGGCAAGGTTGCCTTTTCTCAAGTCATACGTGACGGTGTAAGTCACTGTTACTTTGCGACTCATTGCTCTCCTTTATATTGCTTCGACAAAGTCGAAGTCGATTGTCTGAGCCACCCACATACAGCTGAGGGCTGGCTCAAAGTATGGCGAGTAGATAAGCATCTCGCCCAAGTCATAGTCGATGTCAAACTTCTTGCGGACATCCTCGCTAAGCACAAAGAACAGCTGGTTCTTGTCAACATCGGCAGTTAGCTCACGATTGAAGACGCACTCTACTCCGACTACTTCATCCGGATCTTCGATCCTAGGTTTGGCAAGCAGCGTCATAGCTCTCCTTAGTTGTGCTGGTACTTTCTATTCGAGGGGGCTCCCCACCGCTGGGAGAAAGGGGGGAAAGAACCAGCGGTGGAGAGCATAACAGAACACCTACCTCCCGAGCAAATTGTGGGGAAGGGAGGAGGTAGGTGTCCTGAGCATTACCCAAGCGAGGGCATCAGGAGAGATGTCTAGTTGCCTAGCCTCTTGCTTCAGCCGATAGCAGGGTAAAAGGATTGGGGTAGCCCACGAGAAGGGGGGGGGAGGGCTACCCCAAGTTGTTAGAACAGTTGGGAGTCATCGTTCATGGTAGAGACAAGCTCACCACTAGGGAGGACTTGACCGTAGTCGATTAGCTCAACGGTAGGGTCATCAGCGAGCATGTATAGCTCGTTGACCCATAGTTCGCGTTCGTCTTCGGTGTAGTACAGGGTGTCAGGGCGGGGTGCTAGATTCTCTTGGACTTGAGTCCAGAATGTGGTGTGAAGCGTTGACCTGAACTGTGGCTGGTCGAAGCTATCGTTCCAAGCATTGAACTCAGCTATGTCGTCATAGTCCCATTCGTCATCCCAGCCGTAACCTGGCACGTAGCTGGGAATGTTATCACTGCCCTTCGCACCAGATGTCTGGTGACGGTAGTAGCTGTAATCCCAGCGAGAGCCAGTGTCCTTAGGAGCAGGCAGCATCTCCTTGCTGAGCATGACACCGTAGCGGATGGTGAAGTACTCCAACTCGTGAGCGGTGTACATCCATGTCGGGGCAAGGTCGAGCTGGATAAGAGCACGCCACAGCAATGCCTCGGTGCTGGCAAAGACAAACGAGCCGTCTTCGAGCTGAGCCATAGTGAGCGGTGAGTGCTGATACCTAGCGAGGTGAAGCATGTCTGGCTGACGCTTGTCGAGCCATGCGATAGCCGCATCGCCGTCAAGCTGGTCAATGGATTGTAAGCCGTGCTGTTCGAGCAAGGCTGGTATCACACTGGTATCAACAGGTGGCAAGTTGCCGGTAATGGTCTTGCGAACTTGCTGGTGGTTGTAGATAACGCCGTTGTGGACAAGGGCGATGTTTAGATCGGGTGATGTCACAGGGTGGTTGTTGCGATTGTCATCGACAGAGCCATGAGTGGCAAGCCTAGTGTGTAGGATAACCGTCTTGGCTTTGCGTGGCATGTGCTTGAGTGACAGCGATGAGCCGGGCTTAGCGGCTGAGTGATAGCCGTGTATGCCGTTGTGATGGAAGCCATAGCCCGATGCCATGTAACCTCTATCTTCGATAGCGGTCAACAAGGCATTGGATAGTTGCCTGGCGTTGATTCTTGATTTGTCTGACAGGCTAAAGCCCGCAATTCCGCACATAAGTGCTCCTTTCTTTCTATCCGACGGGCTGGGCAGTGTTTACCTGCCCCGCCTCATCTGATAATTACCGTTCAGCAATTAGTTGGTTGCTGTCTAACTCGTCAAAGAGATGGTTTGTAGGCATCTCTGAGCCGTACTTGCGGAGTAATGAGATTACATCCGTAATCGAACGACAGGATGTCCATTCGCGTTGGTCAATACCTAGTTTGGATACATTGACCATCTCACGAGCGAACCACGCCCATCGGACAAGATGTCCGTAGTCATACCAAGCACCCATGCTACGGAACTCGATAGTGCCATGAGCTTGGAGTGCGTGGAGGTTGACATCGACATAGCGACCGAGCGGAGATGCTTGGTTATCGTAGACGAAGTCCATAGCAAGCGGGATATCGTCAGAGTTAGCGTGGGCATATTCCTTGGTCTTGCGAAGCCACCAACGAAGCGTGTCGGTGGTGGTTTCTTTACAGTAGCTACGCTCCTTGCGGTGTAGCAGTGGCTCCATGAACCGCTCGACAGCCGAGTAAGCGACAAGCAGTCGGGTTACATCGGCAACGGTCAGGTCTCTAGCACCGACATGGACATGGATGCCAGCTGAGCCGTCTTCGTCATCGTCAGTGCCGAGGTCGGAGCATATCCTGCGTAGACCATCGCTGTTGAAGTGTCTGAGGATGGGCGACACGAACTCACGAGAGTATTGACCGCTTGGCGTGTACTCGCCTGATTCGTAGCAATAGTCGCGGTCGTTACAGTGGTCATTCTCATCGCACTCATCACAGCTACATGAGCAGTCCGGTGAGTCACCTTCGGGCAGCGAGCCATCGTGCTTAGACTCCCAGCCTGCTGGCCGTTCGGTCTCGTTAGCACGAACCGTCTCGATTTCGATACCCCATGTTCGTGAGGTCTCGATGCCAGCAGCCTTGAGCGGGATGGTTGCCCACTCAGCAGTCGCTTGCGATACGGTCGGGATAAGGGCGGATGACTTGAGGTCATTCCAGAATGTCTGGAACTTTCTACTCGCCAGCTCGCGTCTGATATTGGCTTGAGTAGCGAAGTGGTTAGCTTGGTCTTCGAGCAATGCCTGACGGTTAGCCTTCATGTCATAGATAGAGGGCTTGTAGGTCTTGTAGTTGTCAAAGGCTTTAGCAACCCTGGCTGCTACGGTGAAGTCCATGATTTCGCTGTAACCGATGTGGACATAGTAGAAGTACTTGCCGTTCTTGGCACTGACTTCGCCCTTGGTAAAGGCAGACAGCTCACTGACAAGCTTGTTGCGTTTAGCCATCCAAACAGCACGACTAAGCGTGGATACATTGGGGTCACCCGTATAGTTCGGATGTAGTCGCGGCTCAACAAAGTCGAAGACCTTGTAGCGGTCGCTGTAACCTACACTGCTCGCTTCGATCGGAGTCAGATAGTCAGCGACAAGTCTGGTAAACGCACTGATGCTGACGCCGACAACGCCATCGAGTCGTTCGGGCGACCAATAGGTCTCTAAGCCGTCATGTTTGACGCTTACGATAGGCTCACCCTTGGCTAATGGAAGGAATAGTTCCTTGTAGTTATCCGCGAGGTAAGCAGCGTGCTTCACACTGGCCATCATGTACCGGGCTGTATGCGTGGCAGATTCTTCGGATCTGACATCGCTGAGCTCTGCTTTGACCTGATTCATGTCAATGGGCGATTTGCCATATGTCTGAATATTGGTCTGGCGATACCTGGTCATGTTCCAGTGAAAAGTAGCGGCGAGTGAGTCTGATTTGCTAGACAAGATGTCGTCAGCAACAAGAGTCATCTCCATACCTTTCTCGTATGTTCGGAGCACTGGCGGTTGCCAGCACTTATTGCCACTTGCGTAAGCAAGCAACATTCATAAAGGCAAGCGGTGGCAAGGGCATTTCTACCCGCCGAACCCACTTGTCCTGCTACATTCACAAGCACCTGAACAGGCGAACCTGTGGATAACTTGTGATACATCTGTATTTCTCCGCCGTTTGTTACTTTTTCGGTATACAACTGCCGGGGTTGTGGATAACTCTGTCATGGAAATTGGGGTTATCCACAGGCTCAATGGGCTACTTTGCCCAGTAATGGAGCCGAAGTCTGATTAGGTGACAGCAGTGACAGCGTTTTTGGTAACTTTTGAAATATCTCTAGATATAGGGGTAAATGGTGCTTATATCTGAAACTTTTCCAAAAACGCTGTCATGCTGTCACTTCGGTAAATTTTACCGATAGAGCTCGATGGAGCTCGATATGTCGTCACGACATTGCTGACGGGGCTGTGGAAACTGCTGTCACCACGCTGTCACCTTATTGAAAATGATTTTCATTAGCTCAGGGGCTGCGTTACACGCCCAGCATGATGAAACATAGGCAGATGGTGGCTACTCCGAAGATCCAGAGAAAGCCATTCATGCGGCTTCTCCGTCTACGATGGCGTGAGCCAGGTCCAGATAGCCAGCGATACGCATAGCTTGCTGAGTCAGCTCAGCTAGTTCGGCATTAGTCGCCATGGGTATCACTCACGCTTCCGATAGATACTAGCTCACCATCGACATAGAGTTCGTGGTGCTTCGGCTTTGCCATTTCTGGCGTTACGCCAGCGGGCAGGGCAACGCCATGCTCAGTGAACCTGTGCCAC